AGAAAGCTCGTCATTTATTATGGCGAGCATTTCTATTTTAGTATATCCGTCTGGTCCTTTACCAGTCAATATATTAACCTCAATTTCTTTAACTTTTGCTAGGATCTCGTTTTCAATTTCCTTACGTACCTTTGTTAATTCGTCGCTCATACTATATTATATTCCGTTAATTAGATCGGTTTTCTTTTTCTTAGTTAATCGTTTGATCCTATACTCACGCTTAAGGGCTTCAGATTTATTTGCAAGTGTTTCTACATAAAGTAGAGAAAGTGGTCCTCGACCTCTCGTATACTTAGCTCCTTTCCCGTTCTTATGTGTTTCTAATCTCTTATGAACATTGGTTGTTATTCCAGTGTAGTAGCTTCCGTCTCCACATAATAAGATATAGACGAACCATTCTTTACCCAACGTATCCTAAGTTATATTTAAGCGTAACGTAGAATGGAAGTAGATCTCTATTCACGTTATCTGCTCGATTAACTGATCCTTCAAGGTCATTATCAAGAACTGCTTGAACAAATGATCCAGGTTGAGTATTGATACCCCACTTATTCATCATGATAGATGTCCCGATATTTGTAATATGTTCAACTGATTCAGGATCCATCATATGTTTGATAGGAATTAAGTTAGCGTTTCTGAGCATATACTCTCCAACTGCAATTCTAATTCTGCCTTCTTGTTCTTTATTGTATTCCATGTTGATATAATACTAAACTTTCTCAAATAAATAAAATAAAAGCTATTATAATATGGGCTACATTAAATTAAGAAGACTACATGAGAGTCACGAAACACAACTACCTGCTGAATTATTAGGTATGACAGTTGGTGAAATGCTTGATAAAGTTGGTGAATTAGATACAAGAGGAGACGCAGAATACGAAGTTGTAGAAGCGGCACTTAAGGCAATAACTGATAAGATATTAGGAACAGGATATCAATCAGATGAAGTTGACTTCACACCAGACGGAGTTGAAGGAGCAAATGATGATGAAGAGATGATCGATTCAGATGAGCAACAAATTCCTACATATGATGATATCGCAGCTGGACAGGAAACTGATTCAGGTGGAGGTATGGATAGTGGATTAGACGGATTTGAATTTTAATGAGCGTTAAAACTTACATATCATTTATAAAGGAAAGTATTGGTGCTAATACTATGAATAGGAAGCCAGTTGAGCAACTGAATAATCCTGAGCATAATGTTCAGCAGCCTAAAACAATTGCAACTGGTAGAGCCGGATCGATTCCTACACATTGGAATAGTTCTCCCGGAACATTAGCGGGCGCACGATATGGTGCTAATCCAGACGAAAAGAAACAGAAACGTGCGATGACATATAAAGAGTTCATGGAATCTCATAAGAAGAGCACTAAACAAGACAAATCAGAAAATAACGAACTATAATGGGACATATTGATAATTTTAAGAAATTTAGAAACAAAGAAGCTAAGGCTCTTGAAGAACAGGCAGTAACAAATCAAATGCCATCTGCAGTTGATCCTATTGCAGAACAGCCATTAACTGATGCAATTGCAAACTTTGATAAGCAAATTGCAAGTTTAACGCAACAAAGAAACGCAAAACAAGAGGAATTAAATAAGCTTAGAATCGAGGCAGCTAAAAAGAATGCATCAGCTCCACCTGCTCCTGCACAAGTTGCACCGACACAAACACCACCTACTGTATAATGAAAGAAGATAAGAAAGTAAAATCATATAGCGATTTCGTAAATGAAACTGAGCAAAAGATAGTTCACAATACTAATTTTGCTGGAATGGTTCAAGGTGCAGTGAATAGTATTCACAGTCAAGTAATGGCAATTGCAAAAGCAATGGCAGATGAAAAGGAAGCACGTAACCCTTATCGTTATCAAGATGCAGATAAAACAGGAGGAGTAGAGGAGGTTGATATAACAAGAGCACTAAATCTTATTTTTCATAGTGATTGGAAGAATCATTTAAAGTCTCATCAAGTTCATCAATGGGCTAAGACATGTTTAGAAAGAGCAGGCAAACATGACGAGAGATCTAATAAGAAAAATCAAAGAGCTCTTAGAACCAATGGTGGTGAGCAAGAAGATAATTACAAAGTAGATCTAGGATCTCAAGGATTCAGTAGAGATACAGGAGAAAAAATATAATTGAAATGACAGAAGCTGAACTTATAGCCGATATACAGGATGAAATTACATTTTCTGGAATGCTTCCGTATTCTTTACCAGAGAAAGAAATAAAGCGTATTATGAATATAGACGCATTGTACTTCTATGACAATTGGAGATATGCAATTGAGTCAAAGTATTTATTACTACCAAAAGAATTATTTAAGACTGATGGATTTAAAAATGGTAGACAGATACTAATGCCAGACTGTGTTCAATTTATGGTTGAATTAAAGGAGGCAAAAGGTGGATCTATCTTTGCATCAATCGATAGAGATTTCTCAGAAGGAAAGTTCATGGGATCTGAAATATTCCTTACTCCGTTCATGGGAGAATCAATCATGTACAGAACAATCATGTTCTCATTCCTAGATTTAACTAAAGGGATGATATTAGATACTATTGCATATGACTACAATAAGAATACAAAGTTATTAGGAGTTGTAGGAAGAACCCCTAAAGTGGATGCAGTAGCTAAAGTATTTAAGAAGATTGCAATTGACAAATTATATGACGATGAACTTTATCAACGACACGTTCGTGCTCATGCTAAAGTGAGACTAGCTCATATGTTACAAACATTTAATTATCAACTTCCAGGAGATGTTACTATAAATTACCAAAACATGGTAGCAACTGCTGAAAAAGAAATGGAAGAAGTTAAAACGATGATTAAAGGAGAAAATACAACGGACTGGATGTTCTTAGTCCACCAATAAGATATGAAAAGAAATGTAGCTACATATTTACAATTCATCAACGAAGCTCGTACTAAAGAGTGGATGGAAGTTGAAGACAACCTAGGTAAGACTGGAAATATTCGAATTGACGATACTACTAAGATTAGAGTATTAGAATTTATATATGAGTCTGGAGAAGAGGGTAGAAGATACACTGATATTGTTAAATTCATAATAGAAGAAATTAAAGAAATGGGACCATATAATCGTGATAAACATAGAGGGTATTGGTCAACTAATTTAACAGGTGCAGGCGGAATGTGGGGAGGACCAGTTACTGGATTACTTCCAAGATATTGCAAGAAGAACGAGAATGGCAGATGGGTATTAGCTAATGCTAAATTACAAACATATTTCATGAAATCAGATTTCAGAGGAATGTTAGACGATGATGCAATGTCAGCACTAAAGGACTTACTTTACTAATCCAATAAATAATATTATATGGCAAACATTAGAGATTTTTATATGAGGGCACCAAGTGATCCTAAATATCGACCAGATCAAATAGAAGTATATGACGAAATCGAAGCGAGTATCAGTCAAGTTAGAATGACTCTTCTTACTAATCGTGGTGAAGTGTTAGGAGAACCTGGATTTGGAATTGAATCTGAAAAATACTTATTTGAATTCGAATTAGATCCATTTAAATTAGCAGAAGATGCTAACAATCAAATATCGAAATATGTAGGTGAAGCTAGAAAAAGAAAAATATCAGCTAAGCCACAATACATAACTGACGAAAAAGACAGAAAGGTTTATGTATTGTCAGTTTCAATCGATGGAAGAAGATCTCCATTCGCAGTATTATACGATTAATCAAATTTATTTAAATAAAAAAGCCCAATTGTTAGATTGGGCTTTTTTTGTTATGATCTATTTATAAGTCGATATATTTGATATATTAGATAGAGGAATATGTGATAGATGTAGAATCTCATTATAAGCTACCGTCTGCTCCGGTTTCTCCACCTTCTACAGTTTCTCCACCTCCACCTTCTTCTTCTCCGGCTGCAGCTGGCGCTGCTGCTTCTCCTCCTGCATCAATCGGTGCTGCTCCTTCGCTAGCTGGTATATCTGCAGGTTCTCCTTCGGCGATTTCATCTTTTTCCATTTCGAACCATTTCTTATTAGATTCAATTTCATCTTCTGTCATTCTTAATTCTTTTCTAATTAAATATTCAGTAGAGAAGTATGGTGTTCCATCATCTTTTAGAACTCCTTTCTTAGCGGTAAACGATGCGATACGTTTAGCTTCTAATTCGTTCTCTTTCATTTCTTCGAAAACGTTATCATTGTGATAAGTAATTCCGATAGCATTATTGAATTTATAATCTTCCTTAAGTTCTGGAAAATCTAAACACATTTGCAGATACCATGGTTTTACAATCAATTCAGAGAACGCTGATCGTAATCTTCTAATAAATTTTTGATATCGAACTTCCTCTCTTGTAATACCTTCAGCGTTCAAAGTAAAGGCTCCCATTCCTGATTGACCTTCCCATCTTGAGTATGGAATCTTAGAATCCATTTTCAATTTCTTAGTAAAGTAACCAAGTAATTCAGAGTTTGATAAGTTAGGACCCGGATACGATAATGCCTCAATTGATATTGATTGATTTTGATCATTAACTGGAGTAACATAATTCTTATAGAATAAGATATTAGGTTTACCATCCACTGTTAATTCTCCAGTATCACCATTAAAGAATACATCCTCCTTTAGTAAGTTCATAAACTCTTTAACATCCTCTTGTGCCTTTTGGAAAGACTTAGATCCTGTTGGTACTTTAGTTTGTAATCTAATTGGCGCATTCATAACGTGCCATATTACTTTACTGTGCTCTAATATTCTTAATAAGTTGAATGATCTAATTAATCGTTCAACGAAACTAATTCTCTTAGTTTTAAAGTGATTCGCATATGATATGTAAATAACCTGTGAATCTGATAAAACCCTAGTGGATCCGTTTGATGGATCATACTGAGTCCACTGTAGATACATTTTTCCTCTAGCATCTTTATTAAGCTGTGGAGCGATACTAGCCGGATCTAATTCTTTAAATCCGATTATTTTCTTAGGTCGTTCTGGATTATCATAAATAATCTCAAAGCTTAGGTGACCTTCAATTAGGAACTGATATGAGTATTGCCATGCTGCAATACCTTCGGCGAATCCCCACGTGTTGTATATTTCCTCAAAATTAGTTTGATACTTTTTAATGATATCATCTTGATAATTTAATCGTTCGGTCTTATTAGAACCCTTGAACATTATCTTACCGGTCAAATCAGTTGCGTGACAGAATCTATTCTCATCACTATATACAACCATGTCATCTGCAATAGTATCGAGGATGAATTCAATTTCACCATTTGATGCAATATCACGCAAACGTTCTCTCTTAACCGTATAGTCTAATTGAAAGAACGCAATTGCTTTCGTTCTTAGCTGAGATGTAGTATCTGCTAACGCCATTGAGAACTTTAAAAGTTCATTATTTCCATTTGTAGTAGTTCTCGATGCCAGTTGGCTTTCGATGAATCCTATTGCTTTGGAATTCTTAAGTAGAAGGTCGTCGTATCGCGTACCAAACTTACTTAAACTTGATAGTGCGCTACTAGTAGAGCCCGTTCTATTATCACCAAATCCTGCCATGTTATCTTAGTTGTTTATTTTCAAAGTGTTTAAATAGCGTAGTGATGTCAAATGCACCAGGAGCTATTGCTAATCCAGTTGTATCAATGTTGGCTTGAGGTAGTTCCCCAATCTTATCCCAATCCAAAAGTTTAGCTCTTGTAATCTTATTTAATTTATATCCGCTTATTGCATATCCCAATTTAAATCCTGTAAAATCCTCTAGTGTTTTAGGAGTTATTCCAAACATAGGAAGATTCATATTCTTTCTATCCCGAATCGATGCTAGTTCCATATCATCGTCCCAAACTCCTAATCTTCCTAGGTTTTCTTCGATGATATTAATATGAGCCATTACTAAAGCAGCTCTATGATTAGGTGGAATAACTTTTAAGTTTAATATTAATGCAGTTTCCTTCCACTTCGGATGTGCGAATACTAATCCCATAGGATTTAAATCGTAGTATTGCCTATTCGTAATGAATGCATCTGGATCTTCTTTCCATTCTTCCTCTGAATTAGGAATCCATCCTAAATTAAAGTTAGGTACTGGAATTTCAAACATGTAGTAATGTCCAGGCATAACATCAGATCGACCAACATCAATTCCATGGAGTGCCATAGATTGTGAGAAGTTTCTCTCTCGTCTGTTTGTAACTATGTCTTCTAACTTCTTCATTTAATTCTTTTACATCTTACCGAACAAAAAGTTCTCTGTTATTATACCGAATCTCATATTATGTGCGATTGCATACGCTTTAGCTGCTTTAAATTTATCTGTGTTAACTACATATGCTCTTGCATGTGATACAAAGCTACGAGTTTGTTTTTCAGTCATTCTCTGAGGTGTTTTAGGTGGAAGTATATACTTATTAGGCTTGACTTCAATCAGCCACTCTCGCTCAATCCCTTGAGCATTTCTAGTTTTCATATATCCATCTATCCAATACATCGCTTCTCTCTTGTCAATTGAATGCCAGTATTTAATTCCAATAGGTTCTGATGCATATTCAATAACCATCGGATTCTCATCACAGAATTTAAAGAATTTGAATTCCCATCCTGATCTATATATAATTTGAGTAAGATCTCCTTTATATTTCTGAGGATTCTTAGGCACAAAATATCCTTGGCGAATACGTTTACCCGTTCTTGGTTTTAGAAAAGATTTTATGTTTTTATCCTTATTGCTCATATATACTTATTTATTCAAAAAAAGCCCTCCGTTAGGAAGGCTTTGGCTTATAGTACAACGACCATAAGGGGGCGTTAGAATAAATCCGACCAATTCGTCTTCGAATATTCTATAGATTCTTGTAATGTGAAGCTTGGATTTTCTTTTTGTGCTAAGAATATGCCGTATATAAACACTGCGGATTGTTCTTTATCAAGTTCATCAATTTCAGTCATTAATACTTTAACGCTTTCAGTGATAGTTTCTAGTGACAAGTGATGTTTAGGCATTTAGCTTAGTCTCAATGAATGAGTCAGCTTCCTGAGGTCCAAGTTTTCCTTTTTCTACTAACTTAACGATAAGAGCGGATATTGCAAGATGCTCTCCTTTTTTTCCTTCAGGGATCTCAACTTCATTTCTCTCGAATGATTTTTTAAGATCTTCAAATGCTTCTCTTGCACATTCTTCTACGTCTGCTTCAGATCCAACTAGATCAACTAAGTCGTCTAATATTGTTTCGTCCATGTCCATTTCAACTTCTGCGTTCTCATTAATGATACTTGCGTTGAATGATGCAAATGATGTATGTAATCTATTCATTGTGATTAAACTTTTTATTATTTATTCAATTTACACAAATAATAAATCAAATGGAGATTCAGAAAAATTAGACATTATGATCTGATTGAACTCATCATATGTTTTCCTATCTCCCATTTTATCATAGAAGTTATATAAGTTATTAATATCCTTTATTCCATTTACTTCTTTACGATTATTTGGATATTGATCTCTTAATTGTTTAATTAATTTAGACCATAAGAATACTGAATATCCGTCTTGTAATAACTTGAACGTTTCCTTCTTACCCGCAGAATCATTATCGAAGAGTATACGACCATTCTTCTTAGAAACTAATGTACCAAGTATATTCTTACCTTTGGTTACACCAGTGGTGGCTATTGAATTCTTAAGGAACATGGCATCAATCTGACCTTCTAATACAATAATAGGTTCGTTAAAGTTGATATTAAGAATATTGAAGTAGCTATTAACGATGTCAATCTTGGTTATAATTGCTTCATCAATTGCGTCAATCAATTTATTTTTTACAAATTGAGAGTAATTTTTAATATCATATTTAGGTCCTGAATAATCATCATTGATTCTACGTATCGATAGTCCTAGTACCCTTCCTGATCTTAGATCTAAATTGAATATATAAATCTTGTCTTGTCTACTGTCATAATAGCAGGATTTGTCAAATGCTGGAAGCTCTCTAATATTTCTACTGGTAACGTATTCCCCAATTGGAGAATCAAGTGGAGCTTCTGAACACTTCTTTAAAAAGAATCTATCAGCCAGTTCTTTAAAATCGATTAGAACTCCTTTAACCTTCGGATCCATCAGGAACATTATTAATTCTCCACGCTTAGTTCCGTGTTGGATCTTACGATCAGGTTCAACATGAATCATGCTTGGAATAGGAAGATGATGCTTCCTTGCCCAATGAGAAACAAAATTAGGTATCTTAGTAAAAGTTAAACACCCATCATTGAAACATTTATATGTCCCAGTCTTAAGGAATATATTACCCCTCTTTTTAGATACATCATTTTCTGAATCCCCACAATATGGACAAGCAAAATTAAGCTTGTCCTCATCTTCATTTACATGTTGCTTGAATCTATTTCCAGGAAATGATTGCTTTAATACATCGCTGACAAATTCAGATAAATTATAGGTAGTTTCAGTTTTCATTCATTTTTGTTAATTCATTAGCAATTTTAGATGTCGCATCTGCAATTTTACTAATTGCGGACTCAGCCTTTTCTCTAGCCTTTCTTGCTACTTCCTCCTGTTTCAATCTTGCTTTTTCTTTCTTTTCCTCTGCCTTCTTAGCTTTCTCAATTTCCTTGAGTTCATTCAATCTTGCAGTTTCCGCTAGTCCTTCTGGAGAGAATGCTCCAATTCCAAGCTTCTTTGAAATTCTATTAATAAACGGCTTCAGATTCTTATTAATGATGATTACAGTATTTAATCCGTATTTAGTTATGACTTGTAGATATTCATCAAAATCTGCTTCAGGTACATCTAATTCTGGATTTTCAATAACTTTCCAGAATTTCTCTGGAACCTCTTCATGCTCTAATGTCTGTTCACATATCACATGAAGTGGATAAAGTTGATCACGAGTCATTGGATTCTTAGTCACTGATGTTTTGAATACAATAGATCTCTTAAGATTAACATCTATTGTAGGTAGACCGATTGCCTTTAGAATTCTATTAATAGGCTCTACTATTAAAACAAAGAATTGCTGGTCCCAATCTAGTTCCGGAATAATTTCTTCTGGATATTGTCCTGGGTTATATGCGAATAAATCTATTCCAAATTCGTTAGGTTTACAATACAACATTTGATATTTACTTCCCTGTCTAATCCTAGGATATCTCCCTTCTAAATCATTCTTAAGTATTAAGTGATTATGATGCATTACTGCTTTGGGTCCATTTGCGGCTCCCTTATGAAGCGTACACTTAGCTTCACTCTGTACATACTTATCATACTGCCTTAGGTTAAAACTCTGAGAGAATTCATCAGGATGAAGTGTTAAAAATTCTTCTTTAACTTCTTCTATTAACGGTATTAAATCTTTTTCTAGATCTACATTAACACCGTTTCGTAGGAAGAATTTAATGAATTCAGTTTGATGCTCTCTTGCCCATATCGGATATGATGCTTTAATCGGTTCAAGTCCTTTAATCAAAAGATATCTTTCGTCCTCTGGATAAAGTTCCTCGTTTGGATTAGGTTCATATGCTACTTTGAGTACATAATTTTTCTTCTTAATCCAAACTGCATTAGTAGCTATAAGCTCTAATTTAAATGTTTGTCGATTAACTGTATTGAATCTAGCTGACCACTTTTCAAACGCGGTATCGTAGAATTGTTTAATTCGATGCTTATCAATCTCAATACAAATTCTCATGAATTCGTCTTCGGTTAAATCTAATCCCTCTATTGATTTTAAAGCAGGCTCAAAATTTACATATGTTGAATCAGTATCTGTGTATATTGCAATAATTTCGTTTGGATCTATTGCATTAATTGTCCTATCTGAAAATCCAAGTATTTCATGTAGCTCGGTATCAAGGTGCCATTTGTTTTTAAAATAGAAGTCAATTGCCTTGTTCGCAAATTTAATCATATCTTGCCCCTGGAGAGTAATTGATTGTGCAATATCTGGGTTATAAAAATAAAACCA